CACAAAGACTAGGCTTCACCGATTTAATCGATGGTGCTACATCTAAGTGGGCATTTGCGTACAAAGGAGCTTAATATTAGGCTTATGGTTTTGGTGGGTTGCCTTAAACCCACCACTTTTTAACTATGGCAGATTTAATAACATTAAGAGAATACAAAAACTTTGCGGGACTTACTGGAGAAAGTGAGAATGCAAAAATTAACGTAATTATTCCTGCTATTAGCCAAGCGGTAAAAACATACTGCGGCACAAGTTTTATAGACTATTATAGCACAGATAAAACAGAGTACTATGATATAAAAGATAAGTACACTAACGCTATAATACTTGATGAGAGTCCAATTGTGAGCATCACCTCTGTAGAAGAAAGAGAAAGTCAGTCAGACTCATATACGACTCTAATATTTGAAAATTCAGACTCAAGCGGAAAATACGACTACGTAGTAGATTATAATGCAGATACTATATTTAGAACTACTGCAACAGGAGACAAAATGTTTCCACAAGGAAGAAGAGCAGTAAAGGTAGTTTATAAGTCAGGATATTCAGCAACACCTGAAGATTTAAAATTAGCATGTTTTGATTTAGTTAAGTACTATTTAAAAGATGAAAGAAAAGCAAACTTATCTATATCAGGTGCACAGATACAAAATCCTGTATCAACAAGTTTAAGGGAAAATATAGGATTTCCTGATCATATTAAACGTATACTGGATTTTTATAAAATACATAAGTAATGCCTGTCAAGTTTAATCATAAGAAAGGCTCACAAGGAAGTCTTTTTGATTTTGTAAGTTATTCTAAAGAAAGAGGAGGAATAACAGGAGAAGTAATAGCACAAGAGTTTAGTAATGACTTAAGTACTGCTTCTAATACTTTAAGGGACCAAGTAGATAACATAATGATAGGTCAATTACTTGTACCAAATCAGTTTCTTACTAAATTAAATGCTGCCGCAGCAAAATTACTAAAAAGTAAAATAAGTTCAGGAAATATACTAACTAAGAGAACTCAAAGCGGGTTAAGAAATGCTCTAAATGGCCTTATACAAGCATTACAAGGCTCAACTGCAGGAGGTATGGGATGGCAAGTAGACCACGAAGAGCTTAATATTGTAGGAATTAGACTCGTTTATGTTTTAGAGTATTTAAGATATATAAGAGGAGAGATACAGCAAAATACAAAACAAAGAAAAAATGCAAGAGGTTTATCTGGACTAGGCGACACAGAAGTAGGAAGTTTAGAAATAGGAGGAGTGTCCAATACAGTAACTGCAGCAGAGTTTGACACATTAATAGCAGACTTTAAATGGTTGGTAGCTTCTTGTGCATCTTTAGAGAACGCATATAAAAGTAGTATATCTGTAAGTCCAAAAGATATGATGAAACTAACTAAAGATTGGTTAAAAGCAAATAAATATAATTTAGAAGTTTATAAAGATAAAGTTTTTAATGTAAATTCAAAAACAGACTTTAAGTTTAGATTAACAACAGAAGAGTTTAATACAGACATCAAAGGAAGAATTGAAAGAATATTAGGAAGACAAGCATCTAGATTACTTTTACAACCCATTAAGTCTTGGTGGGGTAGTTGGAGAACTCAAGAAGATGCATTTAAAAAAGACTTCTTTCCAGGCAGACCAAAAGATTTAATGAAAATAAAAGGTTCTAAGCAAATGGGACCTGAAATAGAAAATCAATTATTAGATTCATTCGATGGAAAAAACAGAACATATTCATCTAGTACAAAAGGTTCTTCAAAAGTTATAGAAAAACCACAGAATAAAACTAGAACAGAACTAAAAAAGGTAGCTAGAAATCAGGCACAAGCAGTTAAAACATTACAAGCCGCAAGTGCAAAAATAGCAAGAGCAAAAGTAGCTGAAGAAAAACCGAATGAAGGCATCAGTTTACTAAAACTTAAAAGACAAATTAATAGAAGTCTTGGAGCAGAAGTACGAAGAAATATGGGAAGACCTGCTTTAAGAAATCAAACAGGACAATTTTCTAATAGTGTAGAATTATTGAGCTTAAGAGATACAGGAAAAAATATAACAGGTGAATATACTTACACTTTAACAGGGGGAGGTCAAAGTAAAAATAAGACAGGAGTATATTCAACTTTTGAGAATTTAGGTAAGAAAAGGTGGCCAAGAGGATATAATCCAAAACCTTTAATAGCAAAAAGTATAAGAAACTTAGCTATGAAATATACAGAAAGAAAATTTACACTTAGGAGAGTATAATGGCGTATAGAACACAAAGAAAGAAGATAGCCGAAGCTCTTGTAAGTAAGTTAAAAGAAATTGATGGAAATCATCCATATAATTCAAATATATTTAATAATGCTGATTCACATTTAGTATTTTTAGATGAAATACAACAATATCCAAAAATATGTGTTGTTGCAGGAGACGAAGAAAGACTTTATCAACCTGGAGGATTTAAATGGAGATTTTTAACAGTAACAATCAGGGCATATGTAGATGATGCAAATGACCCTCAAGAAGTTTTGTCACTATTGCTCGAAGATATCGAAAGAGTAGTCGATGATAATGACATACTAGTGTATGACGATACAGTTTCACCAAATTTATCCACTGCATCTATGACTATTCAACAGATTAGTACAGATGAAGGGGTAATCGCTCCTTTAGGGATAGGTGAAATGATAATTGAAGTACGATATTAGGAAACAGGTAAAGCAGAAAATTCTAGCTGAACCCTTTCCAAAGTAAATATAGGAGATAAGCAAAATGGCTTTAAATCTATCAAGAAATACCTCGGTATTTGTCTCAACAGGTAATGGAGTACACGCAAGTGGTGGTTCAGTACTAAACTTAGACGATTTTACCAAAGGTACAGGATTCGTTGTCGGTGATGTAATTACTATGGGTACAACAAGTGGTAGTGGTTCAGGATTAAAAGTAATAGTTACTGCTATTGGAGTCAGCGGAGCTGTTGACGCTGTAGCAATTCCTAATAACTTTAGAGGAACAGGATATGAAGACAATGATACAGTAACTGCAACTCTTACCAATGGTGGAGCACTTGCTGGAACTGCATTTGAGGCAGTAGTACAAGGAGTTTCCGCTACTACGGCTCAAGGAAGTAGAACTGCAACAGGTCTTTTTAAAGGAAATGGAACAAATGCAAATACATTCAAAATTGGTGTATTAGATGGTTATAGCTTCTCACAAGGAAGTGACGCTACTGATATAACAATTAGTGAAGCAGGTTCAGCGCCAAGTAGAGGCTCAAAAAGATTTAATGACTCTTTACCACCAGCAGAATGGTCTTTCGGTACTTACGTAAGACCTTATAAGCATGGTACAAGCAGTCATAGATCAAGTGACACCCATGATATGTGTGAAAACATTTTATGGGCAGCTATTGCAGGTAAAGATATTACTGGAGGCGCCTTAACAGGAAATTCAGAAACTGCTATAAGTGTTGATTCAACAGAAGCAGTGGTATCTTTTGTAAGGTCAGACCATCACGAACTATTAAAAATGTCTATTTTCTTTGCATTAGAAAATACAACTTACAGACTAAATGAATGTCAAGTAAACCAAGCAGAAATTGACTTTTCAATTGATGGTATTGCTACTATCACATGGTCAGGCAATGCTACAACTATTGACCAAGTATCAACAGTTATAGAAGACCCTTCTAAAGCTTTGATCAGTACAAATGGAACTCAAACAACAAGTGACGCTGCAACTTACACAGAAGGATATAACTATGTAGATACAACTGCACCGGGAGATGCTGATTATTTAAGAAATAAATTATCAACATTAAGTCTGAGTCACGGAAGAAACAGTGGTAATATATTAGAAGTTGGTGCAACAGGTAATGATGTTAACTATGATATAAATATTACAGGCGGTTCAATAACTATTGCCAATAATATTACTTACGTAACACCAGAAACTTTAGGTCTTGTGGATGTACCAATAGGTTCTTTTACAGGTGCTAGACAAATCAGTGGTTCTTTAACAATGTATTTAGATACTAAACCAGATGGATCAAATAAGTTATTGTCTGACTTAACAGCAGCTACTGACTTAGTTAATAATGCATTTAATATGAGTCTATTTATGGGCGGCGGTTCTTCTTCAACTCCAGTAGTTAAATTTGCTTTACCAAAAGCTCACTTACAGATACCTACTATTGAAACAGCAGATATTATATCAACAACCGTTGAATTTGCTGGTCAAGGTACAAACCTGTTAACAGGGAATGAAATGACAGTTACATATAAAGGTTCAACTATTCATTCAGACTCTGCTTATGCAACAGACTATACTGTATAACAATGACAGCGTACAATCTACTTCGAGAAAGTAGTGTACACATCGTACACAACGGGAGTCGTTACTTATTAAAGACGACTCCTGAAGTGTCGTTCTCACAAACATTTGCGGAAGATGCATACGAAGTTAAGACTTTGCACGATCAAACAAAGATGTTTCAGGGAACAAGCGTAACAAAAGCAAATCCTGCGAACTTTAGTTTTGCAGTTCATCTAACTCAAGAGAAAGATGAATCAATCGTAAAAAGTCTTCTAACAGATTACGACACAAGTAATGGAGAACAATTATTAAAATCGTTTGACTTATATATCGTAACTGGAGAAAGCACCTTCAAATTAGAAGGTTGCGTAATTACTCAAGGAGAGTTTAATTTAGCAAAAGGCTCACCACTTATATTAAATGTAAGTGGAAATGCCAAAAAGCTAAGTAGAGTGGGAAATGCCAGCTATTCGCTTCCAGGTTCACTGGTAGGCGCCAGTTCGACTAGAACTCCCACCTTATCTTTGTTAGATGTAGAGGTAGATTCAACAGATGTACCTAATCTAGCAACCGCCACTTTACAAGTGCAAAACAATATCAATTGGACTCCTTTTGAGACTTTACAAAATAGTTTGTCAGTTACTTCAGCAAGTAATGCAATGTACCCGACAACTTATACATTAGGAGATAGAGTAGTAAGCGGAAATATTACACAATATTTAACAAGTAATAATTCTAGTACTTTTCAATCTTTTGATACTTCAGCAAACGTAGCAGTAAAAACCATAGTAAATGGTAGTACTTTTTTAAATGCCAATCTTACAGGTTGTATGTTTACAAAAAGAAGTGATGTTGCTGAAGCTTACACGCAGACTTTTGACTTTCGATTAGTTACTAGTGCTGCAAATTTAGGAACCATTATAACATATTAGGAGAAAATAAATGGATTTAAAATCATTACTGGTAGACAGTAAAACAACTTGGGTAGAATTCCCAGGCTTAGATGGGTTTGAAGTAGAACTTGCGAATTTATCTAGAAAAGAATTAGTAAACTTAAGAAAAAAGTGTACTACAAATAAGTTCAATAGAAAAACTAGAGCATTTGAGGAATCCTTAGATGACGAAAAGTTTGTAAAAGAATTTACAGAAGCAACTATAAAAGGTTGGAAAGGCTTAAAACTTAAGTATTTAGAAGATTTAGTTCTTGTTGATTTACAAAATAATGATGTAGAATCAGAATTAACTTATACTTTAGAAAATGCACAACACTTAGTAGAAAGCTCTTCTGAGTTTGATAACTGGCTCAATGAGGTAGTCTTTGACTTAGAAAACTTTCGTACTAGAGAACCAGGAAAAACTGTTAAAAAGTCTGGAGACGTATCTAAATAATTCAGACATAGGCATGACTAAAGACCAGTATCTCATGATGTGTGAGCAAACTGGAGAAGAAATAGAGTGGGAAAAATGTCCTCCTGCTTGGGAAGACTTTCCAGACTTAGTAATTGATATACTAAATATCTTCAACAGCTTAGGAGATAGAATATTTCCAGATATAGGTTATATAGGAAAAGATTTTACTAATTTAAAATTTTTAATAAAACATTACAATATACAAACTCAACATATAGATTTTGTATTTAATACAATACTGTGGTTAGACAGCAGAGCTATCGAAAAGTCTCAGAAAAAAATAAAAGCTGAGTATGATAGAATAAAAAGAAAATAAATGGCAGACGGAAAAGTAGATTTTACAGTAAACGCAACCGATAAAGGAAACTCCCTTAAAAAAACTGCGGATAAAACAAAAAAACTAGGTAAAGAAGTCAAAAATACTGGTAAAAATTATCAACAAGCAAGTAGAAATGCAGATTCGTATCATAAAACTGAAAAGTCTATGTATACTACAACGCTTAACAGTACTAAAGCGTTTTCTAAACAAGCTCAATCTATCGGAGGAGGTTCTTCAGGTCTTGTTGGTGCTTATGCTACTTTGGCTGCTAACGTTTTTGCTGCAAGTGCTGCTTTTCAATTTCTAAAAAATGCTGCAAGATTCGATATATTATCTGAGGGTTTAGAAGAGTTAGGAAATCAATCTGGAAGAACTCTAAGTATAGTTGCTAATAGTTTAAGAGAAGTTACTGGAAATGCAATTTCTGCAGAAGAAAGCCTAAGGTCAGCAGCTTTAGGTATTTCAGGTGGATTCGGACAGACCGAATTAGAAGGCCTAGCAAAAATAGCAAAAGGAGCATCCATAGCTCTAGGAAGAGATTTAGGAGATGCATTTGATAGGCTAACAAGGGGTGCAATTAAACTTGAACCAGAAATTTTAGATGAATTAGGTATTATGGTTCGTCTTGATGACGCGGTAGAAAACTATGCTGTTGTTTTAGGAAAGTCTGCTTCTCAATTAACTCAACTAGAAAGAAGACAAGCTTTTATGAATGCTATCCTTGAGCAAGGTTCAATTAAATTTGGAAACATAGCAGAAAAAGTAGATAATAATCCATACGATAGATTAGCAGCAGCTTTTAGAGATTTAACAAAAGATATAGGTAAATTTGCCAATATAACAATTATACCTTTTATAGAGTTACTAGCAGAAAATACTGGAATACTTATAGCTTCTTCACTACTTTTAGCAAGTACTTTTGCAAAACAAATGATTCCAAGTCTTTTAAAAGGAGGAGAAGCCGCAGAAACCGCCTCTCTTAGATTAGGAGCTTTAGCAGACCAGCAAAGAAGAGCAGCTGGAGAAGCAGTTAAAAGAACTGTTTCATCTTTGACAGGTACAATAGGGCCAAAAGATGCACAGAATCAAATTAAGTTAATTAAAGAAAGTAATGGACAACTTAGAGTACAAAACGATTTAATAAAACAACTTCAAAGAAGTCAAAGAGCTTACCAAGTACAAATTGATAAGGGTGCTGCTTTTGGTAAAGATTTAACTAATAAAGAGATACAACAAAAAAGAGAAAAACTAGCACTACTGGATGCAGAAATACTTAAACTTAAACAACTTCAAGTAGCTCAAAATATCGGGTTCACTTCTTCAGTAGCAGCAAATACAGCGGATATTCGAGGATTATTATCAGGTAGTATAGGAGATATTTTAACAGACCAATCAGGAAGAACTCCTATGGACTCTATAAAAGGATTGCCAGATGATTTTAAAAGATTAAGTGGAGAAGCAGGAGCAGCTTTTTCTTTATTTAAAGAAGGAAATGATGTTATTGAAAAAAATGGTGGAAAGGTTGGAAAGTTAAGCAAGCTTTTTGGCAATCTAAAATTAGGAGTAACAGCTGCAGCAGGTGGAATGAGATTATTTGGTGCTGCCCTTTTAAATGCTATACCTATTATTGGACAAATAATTTTTGGAATTAGTTTATTAGTACAATTCTATAAAAAGATTACATTTGATGAAAAGCAAGAAGAAATAAATAAAAAATTAGAAGATTATGAAACAATTTTAGATGCAGTAGCAGGGAAAACCGAAGAATATAATAGAGTATTAGCAAAAGTTGAGGACCCCTTTTTAAGAATTACACAAAGTTTTACTATCGCTTCTGGTTTAATTGATGAAACTGTTACTCAATTAGAAGAACTTATAAAATTACAAAATCAATATGGTAAAGAAGAAAAAAACGCTGCTAACTCAGAAGGAACTTTTAATTTTAATACAATCGATGCGAATTTAGAATTATATAGGCAAGCCAATGAAAATGCTATAAAAGAACAAGAGCGATTTGCAAGAGCAATGAACACAGCAAATCTAGAAGCATTTACTTTTGTAAAAAGACAAGATTTAATGAAAAGTCCTATTATGCAACAGTTACTCACATTAAGAGAAGAAGGGCCAAAAATAGTAAATGATATATTAAACAATACATTAGATTTAGATGATTTAATTGAAGCAGGAGATAATGAAGCTTTAATGAACGGAGTTTTAGAGGCTTTAAAGAAAACTAAAGAAGCGTTAAAAGATACTGGCCCAGCTTTAAAAGATTTGGAAGCAGCTTTCAAAGAGTCTGAAAAAGTATTTAGTGGATTTTTAAATGCTGCTTTTCCTAAAACTAAATGGGACCAAACTACAGAATCTATAAAAGCAACAACTAATTCTCTTGCTTCTGCTATACAAAATGTAGCAAAAAGCTATGGACAAGAGTTAGGTAATATAGATTTATCTAATTTAGATTTTAGTAATTTTTCTGATGAATTAATATCACAAGTAGGAGCGACTTTAGAAGGAGTTGGACCAACTCTTGAAAAATTTATCCCTACTAAGTTTGCAGACGCAGGAACGAAATTAAATCAATCATTAGAACGTAGAGATACTTTAGCTGCGTCTATAACAGAAAAAGAAGAAAACTTAAGTACTTTAACTGGTGTCGCTCTCGAAAGGGCTCAAAAAGAACTTATATTTTTAGAAGCTAAATTAAAAACTGAAAATAAAATCGTTGATGCAAATAAAAACTTAGTACAAGCTAGAGCAGCTGCAATTAAAAAAATAGAAACTGACTTAACACAATTACAAGAATCTGCAAGAACTTTAAAAAGTTCAAATGATATAATTGCTAATAGAATTAAACTACTAAGTAAAGCAGTAAAATTCGGAGACGCTTTAGAGTACAGTTTAAAGCAACAAAATTCAATACACGAAGCAAACGCCAATCAGTTAATAAAAGAAATTGAAATATTTGAAGGATTATATAACGCTTCAGTAAAAAATGGGGAAGCAGATATAGAAATTGCTCAATATTTATTTAAATTAAGAGCTGACTTGAAAAAGCAACAAGATAGTATATTGACTGTTGAACAGATAGAGCTAAAAATTAAACAAGCAAAGATTAAACTCGCACAAGAAGAACTTAAATATGAGAAAGAAAGAAGAGAAGCAACAGCAACAGTCTTAGAAAATGAAACCAAGTTACGAAACTTTAGAACAGGAGCGGCCTTAGAACTTAATACCCAACAAACTTTTGAACAAGAACTTCAAGCAGCAAAAGATAAAAGAGATTTAGCACTAGAAGAAGCAAAGATTAAATTTGAACTTCTAGATATTGAAAAGGAAGTAACAGCAGCAAGACTTACATTACTGGCAGCACAACTAAGAGAAGCAGGTAAAGAAGATGATGCAGTAAAGTTAGAAGCAGCAGCAGCAAGAGCAAATACTAATATAACAAGAGCTCAAACATCAATGCAAGCAACTATTAATGCAATTCGTTCAACTTTTGAAGTAGAAATAACTTCAGCATTTGCAAATTCTCTTTCAAGTACAAATATGGGGTATGTTTTTGAAAACTTAGCACAAGTAGTTGCAGAAAGAAGCTCAAATGCTTTTGAAGCCGCAAGGAATAAAGTTTTAGCGGAAGGGGGAACCCAAGAAGAAGCAAACAAAGCAGGAGAGACAGCCAAGAAGGAAGCAGAAAAATTAACTTTAGGAGACTTCAAATCAGTAGCTAGTCCTATGATAGAAGAACTTAAAAAGCTAGGCCCTGAAGGGGAATATGTTGCAGCGGCAACAGAAGGAATATTTTCAATAGCAAGCGCTTTTGCAAGTTTAAATGATGGAGCGATTACAGCAGGAGATGCTGTAAATGCTGCTATGACTATAATGAGCTCAGTAAATAATGTTATGCAATCATATAGTAAAGCAAGAATTGCAGAAATAGATAAACAAATAGAAGCAGAACAAAAAAGAGACGGCAAATCAAAAGAATCTCTACAAAGAATACAACAAATGCAAAAGAAAAAAGATGAGATAGGTAGAAAAGCATTTGAAATGGATAAAAAGATGAAGATTGCTACTACAATTATGAATACTGCAACAGGTATTATGCAAGCTTATGCAAATTATGAACCTATTACTGCAACTATATTAGCTGCAATGATTGGTGCTTTAGGTATGGCCCAAATTGGAATTATTAAAAAGACTCAATATCAATCAACAGCATCAGATACTGGCCCTTCAGCGAATACAGCACTTACTATAGGTAAACGTTCAAATGCAGTAGACGTATCTAAACAAACTACAGGTGGAGAACTTAACTACTTAAGAGGAGGCTCTACAAGCGGAACTAATCTCGGCGGGGCCGGAGCAGCTATGGGTAGAAAAGGCTACGCAAATGGTGGAGAAGGTGTTGTAGTTGGAGAAAGAGGCCCTGAGATTATTACTCCTGCAGACCCAGTAGACATAACACCAAACTTTGCACTTGGCGGAGAAACAAATGTAAACTTTACAATCAATGCAGTTGATGCAGCCGGAGTAGAAGACTTATTAGTAAATCAAAGAGGAAACATTATAAGAATGATAAGAGAAGCAGCCAACGAAAATGGAGAAGACTTTTTAACACAAGTAGACCCAATGGCTTATGGGAGTAAAAGCTAATGGCAACATTTACTAGTTTTGCAAACAGATTACCTGACCCTAACTATGGTATAGCAGAGGATGGTTCTACTTCCAATACAACTGTAGCAGGTCCTGGATTTAAAAGTGTCAAGTTTTTAAGTGAGCAACCAACTGCAATCAGTAGAACAAACAGCGGAAGAGTAATTACAAGAGCAATCGTAGCTCATAGATGGAAAGTACAAATAACTTATAATCCTATGACTCGTGACCAATTTGAACCTGTATATAATTTTTTATTGGAAAAAAGAGGGCGTTTAAAACCTTTCTTTGTTGCACTACCACAGTACGCGTCACCGAGAACGGCAACGAGTGGAACAATTTCAGTTTCGGGTAGTATAACATCAGGGGATACAAATTTTTTAATAGATGGAATGGACAGTGTCACTGGAGGATTACGTCCTGGGGATATGATAAATTTCTTAGATTCTGGAAATTCAAATCATAAAAAAGCATATCAAATTGTAAGAGTTCATACAAATGCGAACAAATTATCCAGTGATTCAGCTTTAGATTCTAGTGATGAGAGAAGACTCTATGTCGTTCCACCAGTCGAAAAAGATGTTACAGATAACTCTGCAATTACATATACAAATCCATTAATTCGAGTTGTACAAACTTCAGATGTTCAAGAGTATTCTCTTGGAGTAAATAACTTATATACATTTAGTCTTAACTTAGAGGAGGCTCAACCGTAATGGCAAAGAAAAGTGTCAATACAGCTATAGAAGAAATACTAGTCAGTAATTCTGATTTTGAGTATGCTCATCTTATAAAATTTGAGAGACCTTTTGCGCCTGACTCAGAAACAGATAAATTTAGAACAAATGCAAATAGGTATGCATACTATACAGATGGGCCTCGTGATATTTCTTTTGATGACGGTTCAACTGACCAAGACGGAAACTCAAATGGCTCACAAGTTTATAGAGCAAATAGAATACTAAACGTAGGTAGCTATTCAGAAACAACTACACCAAGAGCTACAAATATGTCTCTTACTCTTGCAGGAGAGCATTTAGGAACTTCCATTGTTTTACAAGGAACATTTACAAATGCTACTTTTACAGCAACAACAGAAATTTATAAAGGAGAGCCTGTAGACTTTGTAGAAGAAGGATTTAGAGAAGGCGATAAAATAAAGTTTACAAAAAGTTCAGGTAATTTTTCTACTGGAGTTTCTACACTTACTTATATCATCACAGGTTTTACAACAAACAATACAGTCATAACATTAGCTACTACAGGTAATGACACAGACGATACCACTACTTATCCAACAGATTCAAACACTCAAGTAACAATTTCTTTAGAATCAGATGAATTAAGTGCAATCACAAATGAGAGATTAGTTTCTACACTTACAAATCCTTCTTTTTTAAATAGAGAAGTATTTATTCATAAAGTATTCATTAACCCTGAGACAGGAGACCTTGCAGGAAACTCAAGTATACTTATTTTTAGAGGTATAATTGCAAAATGTAACTTAAATGAGAGAGAAACATCTTAAAGAGTTCAATGGTCACTTTCAAGTCATTGGGCAGACTTCAACCAAATTAATGGAAGAATAACAAGTGACGATATACATAGAGCGCTAGACGGAAAATCCAAACCTCAGCCAAATATGGCAATAAGACCAGAGTATGCAACAGATTTAGGGTTTATGCACTCGGAAACAACATTAAATCAAATTGCAATTTATCAAACAACAGAAACTCGTTCTAAACTGAAATCTAAGAGAAGAGGCGGCGTTGCAGGTTGGTTTGGTGGAAGAAAATATTATACTGTAGAAGAAAAATATCAAGTTGATAATGAAGTTGATTTAAGTGTTAATTTACAAGGAAAGCATTTACCTATTGTATATGGTGTTCAAAGAATAAATGGTATACCAATTTTTGCTGACACAGATAAAAATGATTCCAAAAAAGTATATGTGGCTTATGCAATATCAGAAGGAGAAATTCACGGAATTTATAATATTTATATAGAGGGTGCTCCTTTAATTTGTACAGATAAAGCAGATTTTGATTTGAGAAATGCGTCTACAGGCAATGATAAAGACAATTCACAATTGCAGTGTTATGGAAGAGCTGACAAAGGAGATACTTTAGGTGGGGCAGGAACCTCTTATCCTGGAGGAGCATCTGCACTATTAGCTCAAATTAATGGACTTAATAAAGCAATAAGTTTACTAAGAAGTAGTGACAATGCCAACGCATCAGAACAAATTCTGGAACTCAAAGCTGAGTTATATGAGCTAAATCAAATATATAACGAAATCACAGAAGGAGACGCAGGATTAGTTTCAGGAACAAGAGATGCTAGAGGTCTTTATCACGAGCAAATGGGAAGTATTCAGCATCCCTATAATATGGAGTTTCATTTTTACTCTGGAAAACCAGACCAAAGAGCAGCAAATTTATTAGTTACTAAAGCACAGGCAAACGGATTTAAAAGACAAAATGATTATTATGAAGGAACTTTACCTTACTGGTCAACAAACCATAGATTATTAGATACTGCATATATAGTTACTCTTACTACTATCAATGAAGACCAAACAACTGTGCCTGAATTAGAGTATGTCGTCAAAGGAAAACTAGTAGAATGTTATAACTATGATAATACTTATGAACCTGCATTAAGTAGCAGTGACTTACATACTAATTTTTTACAAGGAGACATTGTAACTGTAGAAAGAAGTACAAATGGCTCAAGTTATAGTACTGCTACTTCAGTAGGAAGTTCAAATACTTCTTTTAGAATACTAGATAAATATGTTTGGACAGGTGCAGATGGTAGCCAATTCTATAGATTTAGATTAGATAAAAGACCTGACTTAGGATATAATGATGGAGTACCTTCTTATCCTTATTTAAGATTAAAACAAGCAAATACTTCTAACTACTGGCATATGAGAACATATAATGCAAAAGTAGTAGAAAATGCGTCGCTAAATTTAAATAAAGTTAGTCCCACAAGCGTAAGTGATAGTAGCGGAACTTTAACAATGACTTTTAGCACTAGTGACGCTTACACACTAAAAGCTGGTTTTTCTTATTCTGCTACTTCTGGTCTTATGAATTACCAAGTATTTCTTAATAATGCAACACATTTAGATGGATTAGAGCAACAAGTCATTTCAGGAACTTGGAATGGAAATACAATCACTTTTACAGGACTTACAGGGTATTCAGGAATAGGAAGCACTGGAGCTAATTTAACAAGTATAGAAGTACTTAGAGCAACTGTATTTACATTAACTGACTCAACTATACAGGGTTTATCAAATTCTAGTGATTTAGTCGGAGAAACAATAACTTTAAATGAAACAGGAGAATCTAGAGTTATTTCTGACTTTACTCCTGCTACAGACACAATAGTATTGGATACTGCTTTCTTTACCCTAACAGAGCAAGCTTTCGATGATGGATTAACTTATACTATAAGCAGTACAAAAGGAGACAGAAGAGCTTCCAATAATCCAGCAATGCAGTTACTTGATTATATTTCTAATAAAGGATATGGAAAAGACTTAGACCTTGATAACGATATAAATTTAGAAAGTTTTATAGCTTCAGCTAGACTTTGTGATACTCGTTCAGATGTAACAATAACTTTAGTAGGAAGTAGTCAAGCTGTTACTGTAGGGGATGAGTATTACATCACAGTAGACGGTAATAGCGGTTCAGCAACAACAGTATCAGGAATAGTAGCATCAAAAGAAGTTATAGATGGAAATACTAAAGTAACTTTTACTGATGTATCTGGAAAGTTTTCAAGAAAATATGAAAATTATATTGATTATAAAGAAGGAGATATAGTTTATACTGTTCTTGGAGAGTTCTATAGAGTTACAGATGCTTCTACAGCTAATAGTAGCAATTTTGCTTCCCCAGGATATCCTACACATACAACATACAATACAGAGATAGGCGGCTTTACATATATTACAAACCAATCTTTACCGATATATAAAAGAGACGATGCTTATGGAAGCATTACTTGGGATGTAAGTAAAGAAGTAGAGTATAGTTTATATGATGCAGATTTTATAAAGTACTGGAGATATTTAGGCTGGGAAAGCCACGACCAAATGTGGGTAACACGTCATCAAACCAATTTCATAATTGATAGCACTAAATCTGTATTTCAAAATGTAAATGCTTTTCTAACTCATTTTAATGGAATATTAAGTTATGCAAATGGTAAATATACTTTAGATGTTGAAACCCAAACAGCAACTCCACAAATTGAAAATACATTCAATTCTGTAACTTATAATGAAAATGTAAACCCAGAGTATATAGATAACACAGATATTATTGGGGCAATTAGTTTAAATGATGACTCTGCAAGAAATAGTAAAAATACAATAAAAGCTAGTATATTCGACCCTCAAAATAATTGGAGTACTCGAGCAGTTAGTTTTTTTAATTCAGACTTTGTAAAAGCAGATAGAGGTTTAGTAAAAACCGCAAGTTATACTGTTTCAGGAATAACAAACTATTACAATGCTCGAATAGGTGTAGAGAAAGAGTTAATTCAGTCAAGATTTAGTAAAGAGATTTCATTTACTGTAGGTCAAAAAGGTTTATTACTTAAAGCGGGAGCTGTTATTGCTGTAACTTATGACCCATTTAAATTTGATAAAAAATTATTTAGAATAGAAAATGCAACTTTTAATCCTAATTGTACCGTCAGTATAAAAGCAAGAGAATACGACGACAGCATATATGTTATATCTAAACAGAGAGCTTCAAGAATAAGACAAGAAGCTTCTACTCAAACAGCTGCTCTTGCTGCACCAGGTGCACCAACAAATTTATCAGCAACTTCCGATAAACCAGGAGTAGTAATACTTTCTTGGAATAATGCGAGTAATTTTAATGAGCCTACTGACAGTACTCAAATATGGGTAAGTGATGATAATAATAGAGCAAATGCAGAAAAAGTTGCTACTCTTGATGACACAGTATCTTTTAGATACTCTATAGCAGAAGCAGGAAGTAAGTTCTTTTGGATTCGACATGTAAGAAGAAGTACTTCAACTACAGATAACTCAATTAGACAATTAGTAAGTGCATACCATCCAACAGATGCAACATCAGGAGTAACAGGTACATCAACTTTACCTCAATCTGCCTTGTTTACAAGTGTAACAAGTGGTATAATAAAATTTGATAAAGATGATGCCTTATCTCCTTCAGGGACTGCACAAAATATAGCTATAACAGCAAGTTTACAGAATTTATCGGGAACTCCTACATTTAGTCTACTAGATGCAGATGGGACTTCACAAAATGATGTGCAATTTACTACAGGCTCAGAAACAGGAAACGGTACAACTTTTACAGTAGATGCAAGTACTTTTAGTGTAAACACTACTCCAAAAATATGTAAAATAAGCTTAACTTCAGACGGACAAACCTTTGAGTTAGAAATACCTATTAACGTAGTAAAGGACGGTCCAACAGGACTAACAGGTCCAACAGGCCCGGACGGTCCTCCAGGTGTTGCAGGTCCAGTAGGACCAACAGGTAATCCAGGTCCAACAGGCCCAGACGGTCCTCCAGGTGTTGAAGGCCCAACAGGCCCAACAGGTAATCCAGGCCCAACAGGTCCAGATGGTCCTCAAGGTGTTGCAGGTCCAACAGGTCCAACAGGTAATCCAGGCCCAACAGGTCCAGACGGTCCTCAAGGTGTTGCAGGTCCAACAGGTCCAACAGGTAATCCAGGCCCAACAGGTCCAGACGGGCCTCCAGGTGTTGAAGGTCCAACAGGTCCAACAGGTAATCCAGGCCCAACAGGTCCAAACGGTCCAACAGGTAATCCAGGCCCAAGTGGCCCAACAGGCGCAGCGGGTTCAGCAGGTTCTCCTGGTCCAGATGGATTAAGTACTTTCTTGTTCTATTCTGCAGCAGATAAAGACATTCTTGATAGTTCTCCAAGTATAAGTGCTTGGTCTTCAGGAGCTTCTTATGCTATTGGTAATGTAAGAAGTTTTAATAGTAAAGTTTTTGCAGCTACAACTGCTCACTCTGGAATTACTACAAATCCTGAGTCCGATACATCAAGATGGGTGCAAGTATTTGCGGATGGCTCTTCTGCTATAGCAGATATGACGAAATTAACACCAACTTTTTATAATACAGGAAGTAATTACTGGTATGTTGTAGACCACTCAACTGCTAACAGATTTCATGCAAATGCTACTCAAGTAAGCGGAGGAGTACAAGGAGTAACGCATACAATTATAGGAACAGGAAGTGCAGCAAATAGTTTAACTTCAGGAAGTATGGGCTCTCCTTTATTAACTTTAGGACAAACAGGTGCTACTGGAGCAACAGGTCCAACAGGTCCACAAGGTGCTCCAGG